TAAAGGAATCTTTTTAGTAGATTAGAAAATAGTGTATAATAGGTTTATTAGAGCTATTAAGGACTCTATTACAAATGGAAAACGAATCTGTAATTTTAGAACAAGTGCATAGTTTCAAGGGTAAATTTCCCGAAATTCCATTGCCAGCGGATATTGATAAGGCCGCGTTGGGTAATGATGCGTTTTTCGTAACTTTGCCCATTGGAAAGATCGGTGCAAAGTCTAAAAATGGAAACCTTTACGGCGAAACTGTTGTTAGGCAATTAGTAGAGCAAATTAATACAAATCGTCCAGAAGGTATGTGGGGTCATGTTAAAGATGCTGATCGTGGATCGGTATATGCACCTCCTGCTTTACGATGGTTAGCGGCTGTAATTGATAATGACGGAATGGCATGGGGTAAGGCAATTCCAATTACGACTGATGCACGCGAACATTTGCGTGTGGCTAAACTTACAAATTCGGCTGTAGGGACTAGCATTTATGGATTAGGTAAGGTTGTCGATGGTGTTGTCACGGAGATCACCTTAGAGACAATCGATCTAGCTCCCGCGTCAAGAGTTGGCGTTTCTATTACAGCAAAAGTTCCAAATATTACGTCTGAAATGGACACAAAAAAGGATAATAAAATGGCTGAAGTTACTGAACAGTTGGTTAGTGAATTGAATGGTAAGGTTGTTACATTGCAAGAGACTATTGCAGCGCGTGAAACTACCATCTCAGAAATGCAAAGTCAGATTGCGGCAATTAAGGCTGTTACGTCTGATGATCCCGTTAAGTTTATTTCTGAAATGCGTGTTGAATTGAATGAATTGCGTGGTGCTGGTTTTAAGGCTGATGTTACGCAAGTTGTAGCGGAGTTTGTGAAGATTCCAACGTCAACTGAAGGTGGTAAGGCTTTAACGGAATATGTGGTTAGTGTGATTGGTGAATTGTCAAAATATAAGACTATTGATGAAGTTAAGGCAATTTTGAACGCACTAGCTGACAATCCCGTTTACAAGACTGTTGCTAAGGCTCTTATTTCTGAATCGCAAGGTGGTTCAATTCGCGTTGAAGATAAGAGTGAAGGTAAGCAGAAGGACACCGAAATTACGTCGGAAACTGCTAAAAAGATTGCCGACAAGTGGGGCGTTTCGACTAAGTAATTTAATTATTAGATAAGGAATTTTACAATGGCTGATTTGGTTATTAAGGCAGATGGGTTGAAGCCACAAGACGCTTCAATGATTATTCCTGCTGTTGCTGGTAGTGCTATTACTCTCACTACGCCTGCTATTACTCTTGCTTCTGATGGCAAGTGGGATAAGACTTCCGGCGCAAGTGGTGTTGGTCATGGTTTGTTAGTTTCTATCGAGAACAAGACGAATACCGCCGCTGATACTGATACTATTGGTGTGTGTGTTTTCGGTGTTCTCGGTGGTTTTACTGGTCTGACTCCAGGCGCGGAAGTGTTTCTAGCGGCTACGGCTGGTGTTTTGGCAGATTCAGGTAGTATTAGCGTCGGTTATGCTCTAACTACTGAAACTATTATGTTCATGGGCGCTATCGCGGCTATCGCCTCCTAATTTGTTGAAGGGGTAGGAATTTAAACTACCCCAGTTATTTATACTATTTAATAAAGGAATTAGACAATGGCTGTTATTTCGCCTCGTACCGCTGTTGAGTTGGCACTTCCAACTTCAATTGATGCGAGTAAAATTCTAAACTTTCAGTTGCGGAACGGTCAAACGGCGCAAGAAATTATCCGTGAAGCCGCGCAAGTTGTAGGTTTGGTCAATGAAGGGATCATGAGTACGTATGGTGGTTTCTTGACGTTGACTGAAACTCCGTATGCATATTATGGTCAGGGTGAAGGTGCTAGTTCAATGACTCCCGTTTCTACGGAATTTGTTGATCCGCATCCTGTGAAGGGGTCGGTTTCTGGTCATATGCTTCCGATTAAGGATTTTGAGGATGCGTTGGCTTGGACTCCTGAATATCTGCGTGATGCTTGGTTGCGTCAGTTGGAAGTAGATATGCAGTTAATTTCTGATCGTTGGCGCAATCGTTTTGATTATGAATGGCTCAAGCGTGTTTTGTCAAAGACCGAAAACCCTATTGGTAGCGGTTATGATGTGGGGTGGGCAATTGGTACGGGTACGAATGTTAATTTCATTCCGCCCGCTGTGCTAGGTGTTGCTTTCACGTCGTCACACAACCACTACAACGGTGTTGCTGGTTCTGTTGATGGTACTACGACTAAGGCGATTACTGATGCGAACATTGCAGATATGCGCGAACATCAAATCGATGGTGATTTGGTTCAGTTTGTGTCACAAGCCGATGTTGCTAGTTATGCGTTAATGACTGGTTTTGTGCAGTTTGTTCCTTCCGGCATTATCGTTACTGCTGGTAGTGCTAATGCGCCAGTGTTTACACGTACTGGTATTACTGAAGGTTTGCCAGGACAGGTGTTCGGTTATTACTACAGTCTCGGCGGCGTAATTGAATTGCGTTCACACCCACGTATTCCTACGGGTTATTCGTGGATGACTAAGAGTTATGGCGTTAATAACCCTCGCAATGGTGTTGCTTTGCGTGAGCATCCAGCGGTTGGTTTTGGTCTGTATGCCGATCCTCAAATGACGAATTCGATTAATCCGCGTTTGTCGAAGATTCTGTTCCACGCTACTCATGGTGTGGGCGTGAATGATAGATTGAACGGCGTTGCTGGTTACATCGGCAATACCACGTATCCTAATCCGACAATCACCTAAGAATTTCGGTAAACACAAATACCACAAATCGAGCGTTGGGTTAACACCTAGCGCTCTTTTTGTTTTGGTGATATAATTATTAACATTCTTAGGAGATAACGTTGTCAAATAAAATTAACGTCTTTGATTATTGCCAGCTAAACCCAATTACAGGTTATGGAAAAATGGAGTTGGGTATTGTAGGGGAACTAATCAAAAGAGACATTGAAGTTGCATTTCCAAAAATCATCAATGACGATGCTTTGGTTTACATGAATGGCATAAATGAATTAGGCTCTAAAATAGCCCTAAATTCGTTGATTAGTGGAAACAATGTTAATTTATGCTTCGGTAATCCCGTAAGCTACAAAATGGACGGATTTAATGTGTTGTTTACGATGTCTGAGTCAACACGCGTTGGCGAAGGTTGGGTTAGTAGGATCAATAATAATTACAACGTTGTGTTAGTTCCTTGCCTTGAACTTGTAGAAGTCTACGAAAAATCAGGCATTAAAATTCCCGTTCATTTCGTGCCGTTGGGTCTAGATTTTCAAGGTTTTCCAAAATTCTTTGATCGCAAAACGCGCACGCGTAAGACGTTTGTATTTCTTACGTATTCCTACGGAGATATACGCAAAGGTGCAGATTTGGCGGTGTTGGCGTTTAAGCAAGCATTTCAAAAAGACAAGACAAAAGAATTGTGGATTAAATGCCGCACAACGTATGGAAATTGGTTAAGTCGTTTTGAAGATGAGCAGGTCAGAGTATTTGAGGGAGATTATACAGAGAAACAATGGCATCAGTTACTAAACAAATCCGATGCTTTTGTTTTCCCAACGCGGGGTGAAGGTTATGGTTTACCGCCACGAGAAGCGGCATTAACGGGATTGCCAACGATGGCTACGGAATTTTTAGGAACAGGCGACATTGCACAATGGGGAATTCCAATTAAAGTTGAAGCTATGCGACCTGCATTATTTGAAGCTGGCGGCGCAAATTCCAAAATCGCAGAATGGGCTATGCCGGATGTTGAAAATATGAAGTTGATGATGCAGGATATTGTAGATAATAAACAAATTTGGTTGCATCATAACGAAGAAGTGGCTATTCCTTATTTGTGTCAATTTACATGGGAAAATACGGTCAATAAATTATTTGAAATATTGAGGACTTATGGGTACAGATACGATTAGTAATGATGAGTTGGTAGATATTAAATTGTCGTTGCGAAATATTATTGCAGGTTGGACTGATCCAGAAATACAAACCGCTTGGTATTTGTACCGTGATGCAACCAACCAATATTACCAAATGGGAGCGACTAAATATTATGTTGTTGCGTCTGAACTTGCTAATGCAATTGGAGCAGTAGATTATAAGGCAGGTAACACGCAAGAAAATTCGTCACAATACGTCGCACAATTGGAGCGTTTCTTAAAGTTGTTTGCTAAATTTGAAGCTGTGGCTACGGGTTACAAGCAAGTTGCTATTGGCGCAATTCGTGATACGCGTCCACAAGGATTCAATCCAGAAGATAACACGACACGAAACGATCCATCGTATCCTTTGCCAGATGATGTTATTTTTAATTGGTAGGAGTGAATATGTATAAATTTATTTTGTTTTTGTTTTTATTGTTTACGATTATTACGGCTTATACGAACGTTCCAATTTTAGGCAATCCCGCCTTGACGCATTTTGTTATTTATATTTTTTCGCATAGGTAATTATGAAATTCTTTATTTTGGTAATTACAATTATCACAATTTCTTTGATGTTGCTCTTTTGCATCACGCAATTTCCGGCCTTAGCTAATCCGTATTTGCGTTATACTTTAGTTACACGTAATGGAACGCATTTGACGTATGACAACGTAAAAGAGGGGCGTTTCTTTTGTGGAATTAATGCAGATACGAACAAATATAGTTGCATTAAATCTACTGCAATTGTCGTATATTGGATCGAATTGAGGTAATATGCCAACGTCTAGTTTTGATAAATCTAGATTTAGTATTAAAAGAATTCTTTCGTTGGTTGGCGAAGATATTGTTATTATTCGCAACGGAACGGCCTTACCTTCCCAACGGGCGTTGGTGGTTGAAGTTAATACGTCGGCATTTTCGTTTACGGTTAATGGAGGTGCGGGTAGGGGTGAACATAACAATATGGCGTTAGTAGGTTATTATGGTCATCCAACCGAAACAAACCTAGATGTCGCCGTTGGGGATCGATTTTTATCTAACAACATTCAATATGAAGTTATTTTCTTGCATCGTTTGATTGATAATCGTGTTGAAGCGAGAATTAGGTTGACGACATAATGGATATTACGTGGGAAGGCGACGGAGTTTTAATAGAGCAAGTAGGGGAATATGGCAAGAAAGTAGAAGCCGCCGCAAAAGCAGTTATGGAGTTATTAGCACAAGACTTAAAGAATTATATGCAAGAGAACGCTAGATGGGAAGATAGGACAGGGGATGCAAGGGCGGCGTTAGATGCGTTAGTTGACGTTACAAGCGATGCAATTGTTTTATATTTAACTCACGGTGTTGATTATGGAATTTGGCTTGAGCTTGCCAATTCAGGACGTTATGCAATTATTGCAGATACGATGATTGCAAATTACGACAAAATACAACGTGCGTTAGAAGGAATTTTTAATGGCTGATTTTCGAGATACGATTACGGGAATTTTAGAGGCTTATTCTCCCCTAACAACCCTCATGACAGGCGGAATATTTTCGGCTACAGATTTAGATCGTCGTGGAATTCTTCTTAATACCGCCCCTAAAAATCCTGACGGAATTACAATTGCGCCTTTTATTGTTGTACGTATTGGCGCTAGTACGACGTTACGACCTCATTATTTTGGTAAACTCATGACATTTGCTGTGTATTTCTATCAAGACACAAAGTATGATAAAATAGATACAGCAAAGAGATTAGTAAAAAACTTACTACATAAACGTGATCTCTCTGCATCGGACAATGAAACATTTGGTCACATAGAATGGGTAAGTGACATAGGGGAAAATGTAGAGGAACAATTAGGACAAACGCCTATGTCAATGTCGCGTTATACGTTGATGAGTAAAGACAAAGAAATTTAATAAAGGAATTAAAACATGCCTCGTTCTTTTGGTGAAGTACCTTTTACGTTGGTTGACTTGCAAATCGCTAGTTACAATATTCTTACTGGCGTTTATGGCACGTCGCGTTCATTGGATGAAATTCAGACGTTGGAATTTACGCCTGTTGCGGATACGGATTCCATCAAGGCTTATGGTCGTTTGAAGCATTTGCTTTCTGTTCAGACGCATGTGGAATTTAAATTATCGCAAGCTGGTATTGATTTTGAAGCGTTGGCTATTGTTGGTGGTATGACGAATCTTAGCTCCGGCGCTACGCCTAACCAAAAAGGTGAATTGACCGCTTCATTTGATGGTTCTAGTTTGCCATATTTTGGTTTGGTCGGTAAGGTGCAAGCGGAAGGTGTGTCAGATTTGCACATTGGTATGCCCGTTTGTATGTTGGATGTTTTGCCAGGACTTAAGTTCGAGCAGAATAAGTTTGTAATGGCTGAAGTAGCAGGTAAGTGTATTGCGCGTGAGAGTGACAATAAGGCAATTTTCCTTTTCCGTCACGAAACACCCGCTTCTATTTCTTTTGCTACTATCTTTGCCTAATCTCTAAATTTCGGGCGTTGGGAAAAGGAACTTACACTACCCAACGCCGTTTATTTTAATAAAGGAATTGTTTGTTATGAAAGAACCTGTAAATCCTACGGAGTTGTTAGGTAAAATGCGTAAGAAGTCATGGGTAAACGAATATGAACTAACCTTGCCAAGTGGCAATGTTGCGAAAGTTAAGCGTATTGATTTGTTGTCTGTTTTGGTTCGTCGTAATGTGCCAGATTTCTTACTTCCTATAGTGGAAAAACAAATTAATCCACGACGTTTTGCGAAAAAGCAAGATGAAAATGAAGAAGATTCGCACGATGAAGAAGAAATGTCTAAGTTCATGGATTGGTTATGCGCTAAGGTTTTTGTTGAGCCGCGTGTATTTGTTGAAGAAAAAGATTATTTAAATTTTGATGAAGAAGAAGTTGAAGCGATTCTTACTGAAGATATTGCTTTAGAAGATAAGACTTACATCTTGTCATGGGAAATGGGAGGCGAAAAAGGCGTAGCTGCACAAGCATTTCGTCAACAACCCGTTTCTAGTGTGGCAAGCGTACAACACAGCTACGACGTATCAGAAGTTGCCATCTGAGGTAGTTGGAATAGATAATGATTGGTTAGCGTGGCAATTTGATATGGCGATTAGTCAGTTTGGCAATTACATAGAGGATCAAGTACAGAATAAAAAAAGACGTTTGATTGATGTTTTAGAACATCCTGTGGTTATGGAAACGGACGAAAGTTTAGAGTTAGCTTTAACTATGGCGTTCGGTAATTTGATGGGTAAAAAATAATGTTTGGTTCTGGCGTTAATCTCGGAAACGCCTATGGTTCTATTGTCATCGGTACGGGGGATATTTCTAAAGCGGTAGGAAATGCTAAAAATATTCTTCGTGCCGGATTTTCCGATATGTCGGGAATGGCAAAATCATGGGGCGGTGATTTAATTCAAACAGGCGCGACGTTGGGATTAGCAACCGCGCCTCTTTCCATTGGTTTCGCAAAAGCAACAAAAGATTTAATAGAATTTGATAGCACGATGGGATTGATTGGTACGAATCTTCAAAAGCCGATCAGTCAATTAGGCGATCTTAAAGAAAATTTATTAAATCTTGGCGGTAGTTCTGTTGAAGGTGCTAATGCTGCTGCAAAAGCAATGTTGGTTGTCACGGGCGGTATTCAGGACGTTAGTAAACAATGGGGCGCTTTAACAGCCGCACAAAAATTATCTGAAGCTGGTAACGCAACATGGGAATCTGGCGCTAATGGTATCGTTACGATGCTTAACGCTTATTCAAAATCTGCTGATGTTACGGCGGATTCTATCGCAGATGTTTATGTTCAGTCTGCTAGAATGGGTCGTGAGCAATTAGACGTAGTTATTCCGTCGTTATCCTCAATCGCTGCTACTGCTGTAATGGCAGGTGTTAGTTTGAGAGATATGGGCAAGGAAACAACGTATTTGGAAGCGGCGGGTGCTTCACAATCGGCTGCTACAATTCGTTGGCAAGCTGCTACAATGGCGTTTATTAAGCCTAACGAGAAATTAAAGGAAGCTATCAAGGCTTTAGGTTATGAGTCTGGTTCTGCCATGATTCACCAAGAAGGTTTGTCTGGTTCTCTTGCCATTCTCGCTAAAAAGTTTGGCTCTACAGATGAGGCAATGTCTCCGTTTTTCTCAAACCTTCGTGCGTGGCAAGGCGTGGCGGGATTATTGAATGAAGATACTAAAGATTTTTTCCGTATTTATGACGAAGGATTAGACGGAATTGCGGAAAAGAATCGTGCAATCAACTTAGAAACTATTGCTAATCAATTTAAGTTGGCAAGTTCAAAAGCTGAAGAAATGGGAATTCGTATTGCTTCAACTTTGATGCCTGTCTTGCTTCAATTGATTGATATTGTCAAGCCTGTTCTTTTTAATATCACAGAATGGATTAAACTAAATCCAGACCTTACTGCACAAATTGCAGGTGTTGCAGCGGCGTTAGTGGTATTAGCGCCAGCTATGATGATGGTTGGAGGTACGTTAAATTTCTTGCAAATGGGTTTTGCTTTCTTAGCTTCACCTATCGGATTAGTAGTTGCGGCGTTGGGTCTATTGTATGTTGCTTTCCAAAATAATTTTGGTGGCATACAACAAATTTTGCAGCCCGTATTAGAACGTTTGCAAAATACATTTACGATGGTTTCTGCTTATGTTACGCGCTTCTTTTTGGCAATACAAAGTGGTCAAAGCATTGTAGAGGCGGCTAAGGAATTCATTGGCGGCTTTATAGGTCAGATTGTGTTGTTATTTGGTGGCACAATCGAACAAGCAATTACTTTCCGTGATGCTTTCAATGCATTGTGGGATACAGCGGGAAAAGTTATTAATACAATTTTTAATACAATTAAAAGTGTAGTAGCTTCTGTTTGGCCTATCATTGAAAACATTTTTAATGCGCTATTGAAGATTATTCGTGATGATATTATGCCGTTGTTACCAAAACTACAATTGGCTTTTGAGTTTCTTTGGAATGGTGCGGCTGATATTTTACAAACAGTTTGGCCTCAAATTGAGACGGTATTAAACGCATTAGTACATATCGTTGAAGCCTATATAATGCCAGTCTTAAAGACGTTTGCAGATTGGTTTATTACTTATGGAATTCCTTCCATTGTCAATATTATTACGTGGTTCGTAAACCAAATATGGACTCCATTGTTTGGTGTGGTTGCCAAATTATGGGAAGTGATTAAGCCAGCATTAGATGCGTTCTTTAATTGGTTTGCGGGTGAAGGTGGTGGTTTCAACCAAATCATGAACGTCATTAGATTTTTTATGGCGTTTATATGGAAGCCGTTGACAGATGTGGTAGGTGGAATTTGGAATATGGTTATGGGCGCTTTAACCACATTCTTAAATTGGTTTGTTGCTGATGGTGTTGGTTGGAAGGTTATTGGTAATGCAATTAATACGTTCAAAACGGATACTTGGAATCCTATCGTAAAAGCAATAAGCGGTTTTTGGGATAGTGTTAAGTCTGGATTACAAGCATTTTCTGCCAACTTTGGTGGTTTTCTTGAAAAGCCAATGTCGGGCTTAAGGGAATTAGGGCGTATTGTAGATCAAGTTTTTGGACGCATTGATACATTACGTTCTCAATGGGATGCTTTACAAGGCGCTATTGCTCAAAATCCTAGTGCAGATTTAGGTGGGGCAATTTGGGATGCAATAGGAAAAGAATTTCATTGGGGCGGTAAGGCAACAGGCGGTAACGCAAAAGCTGGTGCTACATATCGCATTAATGAAAATGGGACTGAATGGTTAACAATGGGCGGTCAATCTGGAAATATCGCTACACGACCCAACGGCGGAGGTGGTGATGGCATGGTGTTTAATTCTGGCGCTATTGTTATTAATGCGGATACGTATGAAGGCGGAAAGAAAGCAGCGCAAGGATTCAAAGACGAATTCATGGATAAATTTAGGAGTCGTGGATAATGCATTTAATATCTTTTGGTAATCCAACAACGCACTACACTTTCACGACATGGCAACAGAAATTTTCAACAAATTTCGGTAATGCCCGTAATGCATATTCCACGATTCCATTTCTCAGTGGTGGTTTTGATGAATTGCTTGGTTCGTCTGGATTTTCGGACGTTGGGATTGTGACTACGGAATTTGCTATCTTTTGTCTTGACCGTGATGATATGGAAGCAAAGCGAGATTTAATAAAAGAAATGCGCGGTTGGGGCTTACAATATTTAATCGCCGCGCCTAACGATACAAATGCAGCGGCTAGATTTACGTATGCAAGAATCAAAGATATTAAAATTGAAGAAGATTTAGAAAAGAATTCCGATCTAATTCAACGCGTCACAATTACTTATCAATGTCCTGATCCTGTTTGGTATGAAACCGATGAAAGTGTCGGCGTTTGGGGAGATTTTAATTGGGGTGCTGCATTTTGGGGATCATCTGTTCCGCCTTTTGCAGCATCCGGCGCTTTGACTTCTCACAATATCGTGTACGCTGGAAGTGCAGTTGCAAAGCCGAAAATTACGTTACAATGCGCTGGTGGTCAGACGATTACTAATCCGATTATTAGACGTAAGATAAATGGTATAATTCAAGATACAATCTCTTGGACAGGAACATTAAGCGCGTCTGAGTTTATTACTATTGACACGAAAGCGTATTCTGTGACCAAAAACGGCGTTGGGGATTACGCAAATTTTGATTATTCGCATCCTGACTGGTTCAGGTTGGTAAAAGGTACTAATGTTATTGAGGTTATTTTAGGCGTATCAGATGCTTGTAGCGTTAGTATCACGTATTTGGAGACATATTATTAAATGGCACAAACAATTACAGTAGACGTTTCTGGTTTAGTTGACGGAACACTAGCTCAAGCCGCTGATGTTTCGATTCCAGTGTCGAATTTAAAAACGGCGGTAGAAGATACGTTAAATGGTATTCAGCAATTCGATCAAGTTCGTTTGAATTCGGGGGATTTAACAATTGCATCAGACGCTATTACAATTACTAAATCTTTGCATTATGTTGATACTGAAGCAGCCGCTTCCACAGATAACCTTGCCACTATCAACGGAGGTTCAGCGGGTGATATTCTTGTCATTGCAGCTAAAAACACTGCTCATGATGTGGTTGTAAAGCATGGTACGGGGAATATTTATTTAGACGGTGCGACTGACGTTACGTTGGACGATGATAAGAAGATTATTATATTCGTCTACAACGGCACAAATTGGCTTGGAAAGGGTATTGGTGGTGGTAGTTTAAGTTCTCCTACTCCAATAGGCAATGTTGCCCCTAATACAGGGGCTTTTACGACGTTAGCAGGTACAGTGATTACAGCTTCTACGTCGTTAAACGGAAAAGTAAATACAACGGCATCTGGAACGGGATCGTCTGGATTAAATATTCCCGCTGGTACTGCTCCAACTTCCCCAACGGCGGGTGATGTTTGGAATGATAGTGCTGCAAATTCTTTAGTAGCTGCAATTGGCGGAAATACAATGCGCATTCCGATGACGTTATTTAGCAGCAATAATACTAAAATCTTTGATACGACAACCGCCGAAACTTCCATGTGTCCAACCGGCGTTGGGTCTTTAACAATACCGGCAAATTTCATCAAAGTTAATAAGATGATGAAATGTACATTGATGGGTTTGTTGTTATATACAGGAACACCTACGTTTAGAGTTCGTACTAAAATCGCGGGAACGACGTTCTTTGATGTGACTCTTACAATGCCCGCTTCTCCGGCGTTTTATGCTTTTACTTTCGATTTCTTTATGTGGTGGGCTAGTGTTGGTGGATCGGGGCTTATGCGTCCACAAGGCATGTGGTTTCAGCCTAATGGTTCTGGAAATAGTAAAGAATTTTATCCGGCTGGTGGGTATGTTACTTATGACTCTACCGCTGCACAGACTCTAGATGTTACGGGAACATGGAGTGCAAGTTCAGCATCGAATCAATCGATTACATGGATGATGGTATTGCAAAGTTTGAACTAAAGGTATTATTAAATGGCTACTATTTCTGTAGATGTTTCGGCATTGGTTGATGGTTTACAAGCTGACGCAGCAGATGTTGTGATTCCTATTCAAGATTTAAAGACAGGAATTGAAAATTCTTTAAACGGTGTGCAGCATTTTGACCAAATGGCAATGACCGCCGCTACAACGCTTACTCTTGCGTCGGATGCTGTAACCATCACGCAATCTTATCATAAGATAGATACACAATCCGCCGCTGCTACGGATGATCTTTCTACAATTTCAGGTGGAGCGGAAGGTGATATTCTTTTTATTAAACAAGCAAATTCTTCGCGTGATGTTACGGTAAAACATGGCGTTGGCAACATTAAAACGAACTCTGGTGCAGATTGTAGATTGTATACTTCCGATGCAATGCTAATGCTTATTTTTGATGGCTCTAACTGGATTGCTCACGATGCGCCAATTAACTTAACACTTCCGGCTGTAGCGGATAAAGTTTCTTCACCCAACGGCGACGTTTATAATTCGTCTACGCGTGGTGGTTTGCAGGTATACGAGCGTTCATTATTGCAGGGTATTGGAAGTATTGTTTATGCAAATACTGCGACGTTGACGCTAAACAACCAAACCGTAGAAGCAAGCATGAAACCAACGGGCAATGGAACGTTAGTTTTTCCGGCTAATTTCTTCAAAGCGGGAACTACGGTAAGAATTTGTATATGGGTTTACTATAATGCGCCAGCAAGCGTATTTACGGCGTTTAGATTTTATTTGAATAGTACGAAAATAATGGAAGGTGTAGGCGCACATGCAGCAACACCAATTGCGAACAATGTCTTGAGATTAGAATACGTATTGACATGTTTAACATCTGGCGCTAGTGGTACATTAATTGGACAAGGGCAAGCTGACGCAGGTAGAGATCGTGATGTTGTAGTTCCTATTGCAATGAGCGCTACAACCACAATCGACACTACCGCCGCAAACACTCTTGATCCTAGACTTGTTCATAACACAACTGGAACTACAATGTTAGTTACTAATATGATTGCAGAGGTTTTACAGCAATAATGAGAATGTGGGTTGATGTTTATAGCGCTGATGGTTTAACGCGGCTTGGGGAAAGTGCTATTTATGTTGTTAAAAACGCTTCTGTAAAACGCGCCTTAGATGGGGCGGGAAGTTTTAATATTTCGTTGTCTGGTGTGGATGAAAAGGCAATTGATTTAATAGATAATAAGCGGCAAGTTTTGATTTATCTAGAACAAAACGAAGTAGTGCGGCTTTTGGGCGGAGGCGTAATAGAAAAAGTTTCCAGCACATTAACGGATCAAGGTTTTACGTTAGATGTTTCTGGTAACGACCAACTCAGCATCTTGAAAAATAAAAACGTTTTGTTGTCAAAGATGTTTACGAATCAGACTTTAACTTTTATTATTTCTAATCTTTTGACGCTTGCTGGTTGGACAGCAATAGGTGATGTATTATCCAATCTCTTGTCTGTTCGTTTTGATGGTTACAGTGTTTTAAAGGCGCTACAAACGATTGTACAAGAACAAGGTATTCATTTTAGGTTAGGCGATAGTTTAAGTACGGTAGAGTATGGTATATTTGGAGATAGTGCAGATGTATTTGCATTTAATCCACAACATATTCATCCAGATTCTTATACGAATGATGACATTGCTTTTATTGAAACAATCAAAATTGCAAAAGATTCTAATGATGTTGTGAATTGGCTTTTGCCTGTTGGTGGCGGTGAAGGTGAAGCGGCGTTGTTGTTGACGTATTCAACGCGTACTACACCATATACTATACAATTTACAACTGGCGGTGATGGGCGTTCTTTGCCATATATTACAGACTCAACATCTGTTGCGGCGTATGGACAAATACAACGTGTAGGAACGTTTAAAAATATTGCTCCTATTTCAAATTCTGATGCCGATTTAGTTTCTGCGGCTAATGCTTTATATGACGCAGCGGTTGCATATCTTATTCGTGCAAAAGATGTATTTGAAGTATATGACATAGCTTTAAAGAAAGTTACTAAAACAATTAAAGCCGGACAAAAGATACATCTGAAGTTTAAAGGCGCAATTGAGAGATCAGATGGTACGTTCACATACAAAGATATTGACACCGACCTTTGGGTTTTAGAGATTACAGAATCCATAGGCGTTGATAATGTTGGTTGTATGTTGAAAGTTGCAACGGTTGATAGATATGAAAAAGATACGTCAAGTATTATTATTGGCGCTTTGGAAAGCATTGAATTACGCAACGTAAAAATTCAACCTTATCCGAATACAAGATCATATGTTTATGACCGTGAAATAGCTCCGTCATTCAATGCGGATATACCAATACGTCTTACGAACTCGACTCTTACCGTTCAACGAATTTTGGTACGTTTTAGGACGAGTCCATTTCGTGCAACAGCAACCTTAGCAGCATCAGGTGGAGGTGCTACAAGTTCAGCAGGTGGGGCGCAAACATCAAGTGGCGGCGGTAATCACAATCATCGTATGTTTGTTTATGCTGGTGCTACTTCTGTAGATTTTGTTACAGGTGTTTATACGGCAAGACAAAGCGACGGAGGGACAGCGGGTAATGTGGCTATGGTCAATTACACAACATCCGACATGTGGACAGAAGGGGCAAGTGGAAATCATACACACACTGTAGCAGATCACACACACACTATCCCTAATCATACTCATGCTTTGACCTATGGAATTTCGGATGACACGTTATATCCGACTTCAATTCACGTCTATATTGATGGAATAGACCGAACTTCGCCGTTGGGAGGTGCTTGGGATGTTTCAGGAACGGGCGTTACAGTAGACTTGGATGCAGGATTAGTTACTAATTATATTGTTAATGCCGCTGGTGGTTTACGTTCTGAACATACAATTTCTTTCCATGCTCTCGGCGGTCAAGGTAGAGTTGAGATTCAAGTTGAGATTTACGAAACAATTCAAGCCATTGCTGTATCGTGATATAATTATTATGTTACCCAAAGGCGGGTTTTTAGTTTAATAAAGGAATATAAGATGTTGAATACGGAAGTTTTTGTTGCGATTTTGTTAGGTGTCGTTGGTGTTGTTGGTTTGGTTATTTTGGCGCGTTATCTTCGTGGTATTACTGTTACGGAACAATACGCTGAAATCACGCAAACTAACCCTCAAATTGGCGACATTATGGAAGCGTTGGAGAAATATGTCTATCAAGCTATTGCAACGGGTGAACGGGCGGTAGTTTGGGGTTTGGATGAGATTGAGGCGTATCTTGACGGAGAAGATAAGGCGGCGGTTGCTAATTTTTGGTATGACCTATTGCCGGAAAATCTTGTTGTATATGGTGTTCCCATTCCTATCAATCGCGTAAAAGCGTTAGTGCCTCGTGAAAATTTTCAGGCTTTTGTGCGAGATTTGTATGATGGTTTTAACGCGAAGGTGAATCAATTTGAAGATCAATTCAAAGCGCAAGTTGATGCGTTTGTGCCAGATGAAGAGGAAGATAATAACGTAAATCCCGTAGAACCTCCTACTTTAGAAGGCTAATTCGTGATATAATCTCTTTTGTGGAGGGGTTTAGGGTTAGATTTTGAACGTCTAATTTCTAAACCCCACATCTGTTATTCTGACTTTTCAACCATGATATTTCCATTAACCTCATAAAACGATAAAATAACTTTATTACCGTCTTTATTGAATCCCTTGAACAAATTCATAGCGAATTTTCGTTCAGAAGTTAAAAGATAACAAATAAAATTTCCGTCCTTATCCTCTACCGTCAATTCCCATTTATTATCTACTTCAAACTGACGAACTGTATTTGTGTATTCCATTATTCCATCCCTTGCGTAGCATAATATAATATTTCATCTGGACGATCATCGTTAAATTTCATTACAATTCCGCCAATAAATTTAATATTTTCACGTCCTTTGTATTTATCAATCCAAACTTGCAATTGATGAAAAGAACCATAAACATGTGTATTTGAATTATGTAAAACTGGCGATAAACGGTCAATACCTGCCATCAAGTACACCTCAAAATATCCGACCAAAGAATGATAACGCATCAATTCAATGTCTTGTTTTGCTAGACGTTCATCTAAAAATTCTTGGAACATTACGTTAAATCCTTCCACATACAAAAATCTATCTCTGCTCTAACCGGATCATAACCTTTTTGGAAATAGAAAAACGCATATTCTGTAGCGTCTGTTCCCTTGTGATCTTCGTTGAAACTACAACGCGGCGTAATTACGTTGATTAGGTACGGGCGATATTCCCTAAACAATCCCTTT